TTCTTTACTTGACCCAAAAGTTGGCAAATATTACAACCGCGACAGCGATATGTATGTTGACCATGGATTAGATGAGACAAAGTTAGCTGAAGGTAAAGCAGATAAGCTCTCTAAAATGCGCAGTATGTTAGACAAGTTGTCTGCTGCATTGGTGCAAACAAAGAAGTCACTAAGTGGCAAACAAGGTGTAGTGGACGAAGAAATGCCAGTTGTCCCAACGGGTGTAAAAACTGCGATGCCAGCGCAACCAGCGCAACCAGCTCAGCCAGCGCAACCAGCAACGACTGCACTGCCAGCAAGTTCAGCACCAGCAGGAACTCCAGGAGCACCTGGCACCCCTCTACCAGCGCAAGGCAATAACAATGCTGCTACGACACCTGGCGATATGGTTAAAGGGTTAGTTCAAACACTGGCACAAAATCCAGCCGCAGCTAAACAGTTAGGAACAAAACTCTCTACTATTAGGTAATTTATGTTCTTATCAGACTTATTTACTGTAAAATCTGCGCCTCCGCAAGGTAAGTTTGTATGGGAAGATTTTGAGGACTTACCAATGGAGGCAAGATTATCGTTAGCTGAGGCTTGGCTTAGTGGAAGTTCTTCTACTTTACTGGAGTCAAATGATCCCACCAATAATGATTATTTTTTAAATATGGTTTCAGACTCCCCGAAGCTTGGTAAAAAATATATAGTGACTCTGTTGGCATTAGTAAATAATCGTGTTGTTGTTCTCCATCAACCAGAAATAGGCAAAGTTATCAAAAAAATATCTGACGCATTTACTATAGAGTTTGCCCCAGAAAAATCAGTAAACTTTCCGTATGATTCTGTTAAAAATGAAACGACCGTTAAAACATTTTTCTTTAAGAGTACCTTAACATTTAACGAGTTTAGATCACAACTTAAAATGAAGTTTGATACAGATATTCAACCCAGTAAATCAAGTGTTAACGAAGCAACAAAACTTTCTACCAAAGAAAGAATATTACGCCCAGGGGTCAAAGTAGGTGACACAGTATTGGTTAAAGCACCGGGGTATGAATATGTTGTCAGAACTGCCAAGTTTCTTCGTATTGGACCATCAGGGTTAGCTACAGTTAAACTCAGTGCCCCATTGGGTGATAACTCAAATGTCCCCGATTATTTTAAGGGTGCGACCACTCTTGCAGTGCCACCATCTTGGCTTCATTCTGATGTTGATTCAGCTTGGCCCAAACCCGAGTGGCTGAAAAGAAAAGAGCAGCAACAAGAATCGCTGCATTATGTTAGTCTATCTGGCAATCAAGTAACGGAATATTGCAAAAATCTAGGAAGATCACTTAAAGAATCAGGTGTCACGCATTGGAGAGATTACGACTGGAGAGGGTTAAAATATCATTGTGCCAATGTCATAACAGAATCGCAGCATCCAGCATTTCAAAATTCAAAACAATTCGTAGACAGATTTAAATCATTAGATCAATTCTCAAATCTGAAAATACAGGTTGGAAGTAAAGTGGCTATTCTAATGCTAACTATGAGTTTTGATCGTGCCGAACTGTCTGGGTTCAAAACTCCTAAAACTATAACTAAGATTTATAGAGAGCCAACTGAAAATAATATTACTCAATTTGAGTTTAACAATGATCCGGATGATGTTTGGCCGCGCCAAGAGTTAGCATCATACAGTGGGGAATTTATAATACACTCATGCTTCTTTGGTTCGTCAACTGATTTAGAGCATGCAATTACTATGCTGCTGGTTGGGGCAGGTCCTGATTTAACAGTATCGGTAGATCTTCAAGAAAGTAAAAACAAAATGAAATCATCAGAATTCATTCAAGAAGCAAAAGGACTGAAAAAGAAAGTTCGAATAGTCAAAGGTCCAAAAGAAGCAGTTGGCAAAGTAGGATACATTGGTGAAGTTAGGCACGGTATGTTTAAAGGTGCCCCAAAAACTTACACTGTAGATTATGATGATGGCACAGGAAATATTACCTCCATTCAGTTGCCTGCATCATCGTTACGATTGGTTAAAACAGAAGAAATGACAGAAAGCAAAGCCCCTACCGCAAAGCAAGTAGAAGCAGCAAAAGAAAAATATGAACTCTATGGTTTGAAGATAGAAAATGCTAAGAAAAAGGCTGGATATGCTCGTGGCACTGGCACGGTTGGCGATTCGCAGCGTAAGAAGGGTGAAGCATACACTAAGTATTTAGAGTTGAAAAAAGCATTTGATTCAAACCAAAAATAATGTTAGTTAAAGAAATATTGTCAGAATCCTCCATTTTTGGGAGAAACAAAAATAAAGTCTACTCATTACTTCTCAACACTGTTGATGCTGGGCCATTTGATGGTGGGTGTGTAGTTGTAGCGCAGGCCCTGCAAATGGTGTATGGTGGCGAAATTGTAGTATTAGTTGGCTCTCCAAGAAAAGAGTTGTCATGTCACAATGAAGCCCAACATGCTGCAGTATCTTTGAATGGCATGCTAATAGACGGCGATGGCCCACTTCCCCCAAAACAGTTTATTGAGCGATTTGTTCGCAATGAACTGGAATTTGCTGGTGGAGTCATTACTGGTGTCAGACCGATTCAGCCCGGAGATTTAAAAGAAGCACCTCGTGACGAGGATTTGGCTAAAAAAATCGCAGCATTACTAAAGCCAGTTAAATACTAAACAACGCTTAGGACCGTGGTAGTTACTACCATGCAAGGCGTCGGGTGGCTACTACCCTGGGACGGCCGATTCGCTACCGGAATCCCTAAAGTGTAGCACTTTATTCACTCATATCTGTTGCTTTTGCGTAACGATTCATCTAAAATACTATTTTAAGGAAAAATATATGGCGTCAAAAATGTTCAGTGCTGATCAGAAGGCGAAGTTAAATCAACTGTTCAATGAGGGTGTTGCGACAATGCAAGAATGTGAAGATTTGATGGGCGGGCTGTCAGACACTATTGCTGCTGTAGCGGAAGAGTTAGAGGTGAAACCAGGCATTTTGAAGAAGGCACTCAAAATCGCGCAAAAATCAAAGTGGACAGACACCAACGCCGATCACGAAACTTTGACTGATATTTTGGAAACTGTTAATCGCACATTGTGATCCAATTCACTACAGTTTTCACTATCTGTATGTTAAAATAGTGAACAAGATGTAAGGTCTGCCGGCCACAAGCGGTGTATAAAGGGTATCTATGAGTTATGTTGACGGTCTATTAGACAAGACTAAGGATAGAGTTTACATTGTAGAACGAGACAAAGATGGGAATCGTGTTTACCGTGATTATCCTGTAGAGTATGTGCTGTATTACGACGACCCAAAGGGTAAGCACCAAACAATCTACCGCACACCAGTAACCAAGTTTAGCACACAGTCTAACGCAGAGTTCCGTAAGGAGATGAAGATCCACAGTAACAAGAAACTGTGGGAGCAGGACGTCAACCCAATCTTCCGCTGCTTGGAAAAAAACTATCTTGGGGCAGACGCACCCAATCTGCACCTATGCTTCATAGACATTGAGAGTGACTTTGACGAAGAGAAGGGATACGCACCCATTGACGACCCGTTCAACGAGATCACTGCTGTGACCGTCTACTTGGCTTGGCTGGATAAGCTGATCACCGTGGCGGTTCCGCCAAAATCCTTGACATGGGAGAGTGCTTCTGCTATAGCGGAGCGGTTTGAAGACACATTCCTCTTCCACACCGAGGCCGAAATGCTCGATGCGCTCCTTGACATCATCGACGACGCTGATGTCATCTCAGGTTGGAACAGTGAAGGCTACGATATTCCATACACCGTTGGCCGTATTGCTCGTGCGTTGGCCAAGGATGATCTGCGCCGCCTGTGTCTCTGGAACCAAATGCCCAAGAGGAGAGAGTTCGAACGGTATGGTAAGAAGAGTATGACCTACGATATCGTTGGTCGTGTCCACCTTGACTACATGCAGTTATATCGTAAATACACCTACGAGGAGCGTCACAGTTACGCACTGAACGCCATCGGTGAATACGAGCTTGGCGAGCAGAAGATAGAGTATGAGGGCACGTTGGATCAGCTTTACAAGCAAGATTTTTACAAGTTCTTAGACTACAACCGTCAAGACGTGCGACTACTAGCTAACCTTGACGCCAAGCTGAAGTTTATTGACCTAGCTAACGAACTGGCTCACGACAACACCGTGCTACTGCCAACGACGATGGGCGCGGTTGCTATCACAGACCAGGCTATCATCAACGCTGCTCACAAGCAAGGACTGGTAGTGCCAGGTAAGAAACCATACTCCAAAGAAACTGTAGATATTATGGGGGAGGATGATGACGATGGCAGAGCAGCTGGTGCGTATGTTGCTCACCCCAAAGTTGGCATGCACAAATACATTGGCGCTATTGACATCAACTCACTGTATCCCTCCACTATCCGTGCGCTGAACATGGGTCCCGAAACCATTGTCGGACAGATTCGCCCCATCATGACAGATCGCTACATCGCAGAAAAGATGAAAGACCGTCTTGTTGGTAAACGCATGATGAAAGGGCCAAGTTTTGCGGCTGCTTGGGAAGGATTGTTTGGCAGTTTGGAGTATTCCGCAGTAATGAACATGGAGCGAGGCACAGAGCTTACCATTGATTGGGAAGGTGTAGAGGAGCCGACGGTCCATACTGCTGACGAGGTTTGGAGGCTTATCTTTGAAAGTGGGCAAAAGTGGATGCTTAGTGCTAACGGCACTATTTTCAGATACGATTTTGAAGGCATTATTCCTGGACTGTTAGCATACTGGTATGCTGAGCGTAAAGTGCTTCAAAAGAAGAAAAAAGAAGCTACTGAGCTTCAATATGGCATTGAAATATCTGATGAAAT